CATTTTGGAACATTGAAATTTGATTATAATCCAATGCGATGTGTGATGGAAATGAATTTAATGGCATCGTCAGGAATTCGTCCTGGACCCTCTGATACTCATGTAGTTGGGGAGCATAAGGTGACTGTTACAGCAATTGGAAAAAAAATAGAGCAACTACCTGCGGCAATGTATGCTCATCGTAACTGGGTTCGGGATTTATCTCGAGGAAATATGCGGCATTTGCCTAGCCACTGTGTGATAAAAATTAAGGTTGAACGTAAATGTGGTTATGCTCGAACACCTGCTGGTCTTGCCAAGCTACCACATAAGAAGCGTGAGTTTTTTATGACTAACACTTTGCACCAGTTAAATTCTACGTGGATTAACGGTGCTCGAATAAAGTTGGAGCGTGGTAATGTAATAAATGTTGGTCGAATTTGGTGGAATGGTGGGGCGTACGAGTTCGCTAAATTGTTGAATTATGATGTTCCGAAAATGAACTGGTATGAGGGTGACTATCGAGCCCATGACAAACACATAGTTGATTACTTATTGATGGTTTATCAAGCGACTAATATGGCCTATTTTGATTTTGATAAGATGACTCCTGCCGAGCGAGAGATGTTTGTGTATGCTAATATGGATACGATGTTTAACATGGTAGTTAAGCCCACTTGCCACACTGGGGATGTGTGGCGAATTTTATCTGGTTACTTGTATTCGGGTGGTAAAGAGACTAGTCATGCTGGATCTTTTTGTACGATGCTGTGTTTTATGATTTTTATTTGTATACAGATGGAGAATTACCCCGCAGTCGCAGCTCAAATATTGAGGTGTTTAGAATTAGGTTTCATTATGATAGCAATTTATGGAGATGATCATTTGTGGTGTGCTCCTCGGAAATTTGTTGGGATACTCGATGAGGTAACATTTGCTCGTGTGTCCAAGGAAGTTTTTGGGATGGAAATAACAGAAATAATGCATCATGAGAGATTTTTATCAGTACCTGATGAGCGAACCGGTGAGTTTTTGTATGTTGGACCGAAATTTTTAAAACGACATTTTATTGCCTCAGATATATGTCCTGTAGTTGCCTATAAATCCGCGTCCGAGACATTTGCAAAGTTACTGGCTCCTACAAGTCATTTGCCGGTGGACACTATATTACGAACTTTAGGCCAGACGTGGGATACAATGTTTACAAATCAAGTTGCTTATATGGGTTGTAGATTAATATATAATGAGATGGTTAAATTGGACGGTCGTACTCCGGCTGAAATTTTTTTTTCCCTAAATCCTGATGATCCTATGTTGTTCAACATGTCAAAAAAACTTAATATTGATTCGGGTGTGATTTTAGCTGGGTTTCCTGATTATAACAAACGTCGTCGTGAGTATCAGCAATTCGATAGTAATAAATTTAATTTTATATGCGAGGACCCTCGAGCAGAATTATATGTGGATTACG